TTTTTATAAGTAAGGCATATGGTGAAGAAAAAAGTAAATCAGAATGGTTGAATGAAAATCCTTGTATGATTAAAACAGAAACTTCAACAATTGAAAAATGTTTAGACTCAGAATGTTTAATTAAAGAAACAATTATAACTAAAGAAGAAGTGCTACAATGTAAAGATGGTTACGATGGTCCTAATTATTGGGAACTATATGCACAATTTTATTATGATGGATTGACTACTCCTGCTTATTGCAGGCAGTACGAAAGACCAGATCACCCTTTTAAGACACCGGGCATGGTCTGTTTAAGTGAAAAAGGTGTCTGGGAAGAAAAAAGATAATGACTAAATTATTAGTAATTATTACCTGTATTGTCGTCCTTACAGTACACGGTGGCGAATTTATGGACAAAATAAATCTTGAGAGAATACTTGAGATAACTTACAATGTAATGAATCAAAGTGAAGGAGAATAAACTAATGATTAGAATTATGTTAATTGCTCTAGTAGGTTTAACTTTGGCGAACTGTGCTCAAAGTACATATACCGTAGACCTAGAAGCAAACAAAGAAGGGCGATTACTCAATGAAGTACCTCAATGGTATGTTGACGCCCAAATAGAAAAGGGTTTGATTAAAAACCGTGATGCTGAAGATTATATCTATGCAGTCGGTCAAGGGTCAAGTCCAGACTTACAACTTGCTGTTGAAAAGGCAATTATGATTGCAAAGGCAAATCTTGCTGATCAGTTAGAGGGTGAAATGAATAAAAAATCTGAACTTTATATCACCGAAGTAGGTCAAGAAGGTAACAAACAAGTTGCTTCTAAGATTGAAAGTACCACAGTAAATGTTATTGAACAGATAAAGGTTCAAGGATATGAAGAATGGAATAAGGCAGTCTATGAAACACCTACAGGACAATATAGAGTTTATGTTGGACTTAAAATGGGTGTTGGTGAAGCAAACAGACTTTTTGATTATATAATGAGTCAAGAAATTGTGAGTACCGAAGATATAGATTCACTTGCTGAAGAAGCAGTTGATGATCTAATGTCAAATGCACCTGTTGAAGAGGTTGCTGTAGAGGAGTTAAGTTAATGAGTATAACAGTTTACAGTAAACCTCAATGCTCGTATTGCGACAAGGCAAAGGCGTTATTGACACGCCTTGGCCATGAATACGAAGAAAAGGTTGTTATGGTCGAAATGTCGCTTGAAGAATTATATGAGGCATTAGGCAAACAAGTGAGAACTATTCCTCAAATTGTAATTGATGATGTACATATAGGCGGATACAATGAACTAGTAGAACATTTTGTATCTAAAGGTGTTATCAATTTTAAAGGGGAAAGAGTCACAAATGAAACTAACTAATTTTCAATTAAGAAACTATAAATTTGTTTTCAAAAATAATGAATTCTTTGAATGTATATCAGATCACTTTGATAATGCTGTGTTGCTTCTTGAAGCATCCCATATCTTTAGAGATTTAAAATATACTGCTGATGATTTATTGATTGTTGAAGAACGATTAGTCGAATATAATATATAAGGAGAGATATGCCAGAATTTAAAGAAGAAGTACACACCTATAAGGTGAGTTATATGCCACCTGGTGAAAATAAATTAAAAGATAAAGAGGTGCAAGGAAACTCTGTAGCACAGGTTATGCATATTGTTAATAAAGAGTTTGGCAAAGAAGTTGTCAAAGGTGTTCTTTATTTAAGAAAAGAAACTATACCAAGGAGATATTAATATGGGTAAATATTTAAAGACGCCAATGGATCATAAGATCATAGACTATCTTGCAATAGAAGTTTATAAAAATAATCCAAAGAATCCTGTCTTAGTAAAATTTATGAATATGAAAAATGAAGAAGGTTATCATATATCAAAAACCATAAAAGAATATGAAAAGACAAATGAACATCCTGATTACTATAACACAGATGGCACTTGGCAATCTGCTACAGGTAAAATAACATTTACACAATTTTTAAATGGTATTGAAGAAGAAGATTTATCAAAGATTCCAGTTAGTTAATGATTAAATCAGAAACAGATAGTGCTTGGGAAATAAACAAGGTAACTTTAGCAGAAGAAGAAATGGCCGAGAAGATGGCCAATCTTCGAGCAAAAAGAAAACCACCTAAACTTTCTAATGTTCACCCAAGTGTATTAGAACTACCAGACAATCATACATTATCTTACGATAATATTAAGAAATGGATCAAGACTCAAGAGGGTGTTGTTAAAGCAGGTAAATCTCAAGAAAATACTAGAACTGATAATAAGAAATTAAAAGAAGAAGGCATGAGAACACGAATGGGTGCTGAAGCATATATTCGTAGTATGAGAAGATATTTAAGCACAGGTGACTGGACTAATTTATACTATGGAGAATATGAAGAAAAACCAATGAAATGGAAAACAATTGCCCCAGCATATAAATAGTAGTATGATAGACTTTCAACAATATATAACCGAGGGTGTATATGACCCTAATATATTCAAGGCATTCTTTCTTGCAGGCGGACCTGGCTCAGGTAAGTCTTGGGTTTCTGCAAGAACATTGTCTGGTATGGGATTAAAAGTTATTAATAGTGATGATATTTTTGCTGCTGCTTTAAAAAAAGAAAACATGAGTTTAAATTTTGCTATATCTGATCCAGAAGAGGTGAAAAGGCGTGATGAGATAAGATCAAAAGCAAAAGCAAGAACTGGTGTGCAATTAAAAATGGCACTAGAAGGTCGTTTAGGTCTCATATTAGATAGCACGGCAAGAGATTATGCCAGAATATCAAATGAAGCAAGACTAATGAAAAATCTTGGTTATGATACCTATATGGTATTTGTTAATACAAGTTTAGAAGTTGCATTACAAAGAAATTCAATGAGAGATAGAGTCTTGCCAGACGCTATCGTCATACAAAATCATAAGACCGTTCAAAGAAACATAGGTGGATTTCAAAATCTATTTGGTCTAAACAATTTTGTTATTGTTGATAATAACAAAAGAAAAGAAGATGTCAATCCAAAAGTGCATAAAGCAATAAGAAGAATGATAAATCAAAAACCAACATCACCACAGGCAATATCATGGATAAAAAGAGAACTAGCAAAAAAAAGAAGGTAAAAATGGGAAAACTTATACAGTTTCCTATGGATAAAGTTTTTCGTAAAAGAAAAGTAGAGGGTCCTAAAATCAGCGAAGAAGAAGCAAAGTTTTATAAAGAAGAAACTTTTATAGAAAACCTTGCAGAGCAAATGACCGTTGACATTATAAACGATTTAAAAGAAAATGCTGTCACTATGGAAAGCGATGCTTTTCTAAGAGATTTAGCAGTCACCATAGAGGGCATAAAGAGTTTGCTAAAAAGAGATTTTGGTCATAGACACCCAATGCAAGACATAACCGATAATCTTACAAAAATAGTTACCATGCCAGATGGCAAGAAGTATACCGATATTAATTATCGCAATATATCTGTTTCAGCAAAAACACCACCAGTTGTAGAAGAAGAAATACAACAAGAAGTAAAAGATGATACCGAAGAAGAATTTGAAATAGACTTCTTTCCAGAAGATGAGGAATAGACCTTGACAATCCGAAAGGATTATGTTATAATAATATTATGATTATAGTTGACCTAAATCAGATAATGATTTCTAATTTAATGGTTCAAATAAATGGCCGTCAGGCAGTTGAACTATCGGAAGACCTTGTTAGACACATGGTTTTAAATTCACTTAGAGCACATAATAAAAAGTTTAGTAAAGATTATGGCGATATGGTTATTGCTTGTGACTCTAAAAATGTATGGAGACGAGAATTCTTTCCTAATTATAAAGCAGGCAGAAAAGCAAATAGAGAAAAATCAGATCACGATTGGAATGCTATCTTTACTATGTTAGGTAATATTCGAAATGAGATTAAAGAAAATCTTCCATATAAAGTTTTAGAACTAGAAACTGCTGAAGCAGATGATATTATTGCGGCTTTAGTTAGACGAGTGCAAAATAGAGTATCGCCTAACCATTTGAAAAAGATACTAATTTTATCAGGTGATAAAGATTTTATACAATTACACAATGAATTTGTAAAACAATATAATCCTGTACTAAATAAGTATGTAGGTAAAGATGAAAATCCTGCCCTATATATAAAAGAACATATACTAAAAGGTGATAGAAGCGATGGTATCCCTAATGTATTGTCAGATGATGATGTTTTCATAGAAGGTAGACGACAGAAACCTTTAAGTAGAAAGAAAATAGATTCATGGTTAGAAGAAGTCTTAATGACAATGACCGAAGAAGAAGAAAAAAATTACAATCGCAACAGAAAATTAATTGATTTGAATTGTATTCCTCAAGAGTTAGAGGATAAAATTAATAATGAGTTTGATAATGTTAAAGTGGCAACAAGAGATAAAATCTTGAACTACTTTATTAAAAATAAACTTAAAACTTTAATTGAGGTTATAGATGAATTTTAATCTCAAAAGAACTGTTAAGGAGAAAAATAATGGTTATAGTAAGAAGAAATCCAGACGGTAGTATTATCGAAGATGGTAACAACCCTGGTACACAATCCCACCCAGCATTAATGTCTAGACAAGGTGTTAGTGCTTTATCAGAATCAGGTAGAGCAATGGTTACTTTATTTGATGAAATCGCTACAAAAATAAACAACGCAAAAGATAAACCAAGAAAACTGAAAATATTAAAAGAAAATGATTCAGTTGCTTTAAGACAAGTGCTAAAAGGTGCATTTGATCCTAAAATAGAATGGTTACTACCAAAAGGTGATGTGCCTTATACTGTTAATGACGCACCGATTGGAACAGATCATACTCTTTTGACTCAAGAAGCAAGACGCTTATATTTGTTTACAAAAGGTGGCGATAGTACAATCTCACAAAATAAAAGAGAAACAATTTTTATACAATTATTAGAAGGACTATCTGCTGGAGAAGCAGATTTTCTAGTTACGGTTGTTAATAAAAAAGTCAATAATAAGTACAAAGGATTTACAGCGAATCTAGTGAAAGAAGCATTCGATTGGAATGACGATTTTATGAAGAATGAATAATCCATGTTATCATTAAACCCCTATTTACTAGGGGTTTTTTGTGCTTGACTATCCGAAACAAATAGTATATAATTATATAATGAAACTAAACAGATACGAAAAAAAGATTATCAATGGTATTCTAGATAATCGAAAGGCGAGATATGAAACGCCTAGACGAAGAATAGACGGACCATACAAAGAATGTAAACTATATGAGGCAGCAGTTTCTTTAATGTTAAAAGGAATAATTTATGCTGAATCGACAAACGAATTAGAAATCGAAGGTCCTGCATTACCTAAACCACAATATAGATGGTTTGTATGTAGACCTTGGAAAACAAAAAGAGAGTTGAGGAAACACATATGATTTATTACATAAAAAAATATTCATCATTACTTGCATATTACATACGAGAGTATAGAGAAGAAGTTAAGACAGGATTAATTGCTTTTGTAATTACTGCTATAACATTTTACTTTTTAAACTGGTCGTATAAAAATACAGACGAATTAAAAAATTATGAAAAAGAATTTATCTGTACAAAAATAGATTGTGGTGATGAAGGCATAGAGATACCTAAACCAGATCAAGAATTCATAGACGATATACGAGGGGCATTAGAAGAACCTGATATTATTTCAGATACAAATGAGCAGTTTATTG